AAACGAACAGATCCTTTTGATGCTTCAGGTTGAAGTCGACGACCCGGTGCCACAGGTCGATCGTCCCCTTCGTCCCCGTAGTCACTTCGCCGCCGAACCCGGCAAAGCTGTTGATACCCTTCGACAGCGACATGGTTACGCGCCTTTCTTCTTCGGACCCGCGGCGATCGCGTCCGGCGCGCTGTTCGCCATGCTTTCAGCCGACCCGGCCGAATCTTCCAGATTGAACTGGTTCGCGGCTTCAAGCGCCGCCTGCGCTTCGGCCTGGCCGTCTTCGACCAGTTCCCAACAGCCGCCAAGCTGTTGCCCATCGGGGACGCGAATCTTTGCGACTTCGTCCCGCTTCACGGTGACGCCCGAGATCGTGACTTCGGGAAACGGTCCGATGTACTTCGCGCGAACGATCATGGCGTTCCGCTCCTTTCAACGTCGAAGACCAGGACGAATTCAGCGGCGAACCAGCCGCGGCCGTCCTTCGCGAATGACTCCATGTCCCAGGCGATCGCGCCCGGCTGAGCGAGTAGAACCGTACCCTGTCCGGCGCCGTCGGGCAAGGTTTCGTCGTCATAGATCGCCGCCAGGACGTCCAGAAGAAGCGCCGTCGCTGATTCGTTCAGGCTCCGCGCGTCGCCGGTCGTCCGGACGTAGCCGTAGACCAGCGCCGGCCATCCGTAGCGGATCAGTCCATGCGAAGGCGCGTCGACGCCGGTCTGTTCGACGTCCGGCGTCATGTCCCCGAATTCGAAGGCGACCAGCGGCAGGTCGCCGGCCTGGACGCCGTCAAGCGCCGGGACACCGACGCGAACGGTCGGAGACATATTGAACCCGTCGGCCGTATTGATCCGCCGCAGCGCCCGTTCCAGCCCTTCCTGGACGCGCCAAATCGACGACCCTGGAACCTTAGTCGGCATTGAACCCGACCCCCGCGCGTTCGGACGCCGGAACGACGGCGCCGGTATTCAGCCCACCGCGGCCGCGAAGTTCGGCCATGACCGCGCGCATTATCAACCGCGAAACGACTTCCTTCCGCGCAGCGAACGCGCGCGACAGGTACGGGCGCCGCGGGATCTTGACTTCCTTTGCGAAGATCATTTCGCCGGCCTGGAATCGGCCGTTCGCCCCGCGGGTCGACGCGCCGCGCCAGACCAGGAAGCCGCCGGCGGACTTCGGCCGGATCGTCCCGCCGAATTCGTGGATCGCCGCGTACTTGACGTTCGTCCCGACGATCCCGACGACCCGCCCCATCCGTCGGAACGTTTCGGAATGGATCGACCGCCATAGACGGCCGGTCCGCTTGTTCAGGACTTCGCCTTCCAGGAGTTCCTTCGCGTGGCCTTCGATATCCAGCGTCGCCGCCCGAATGCCGCGTTCCATCCCGCGGTCGACGGCCTTCGGCGCGACGACGGACAGCGCGCCGACCTTCCAGGCCAGGCCGGGAACGCTAACCGAAAACGAAGCTGCGCGGCGCGGCATCATGCGAACAGCGTCCTTCGGTAGCGCCGCAGGTCCGCGGCTTCGTCCTTCCGGACGTCATCGGCGACGAAGTTGATCGTCTGGTCGCCGCGGGACTCGCTCGCGACGCCGTGCCGGTTGCCCTTCCAGCGTGCCCAACGGCGCGCCAGGATATTACCGGCGATCAGCTTCAGTTCGTCGAATTCTGCAGTTCCGGCGACGAAGCCGGCCGCGTAGACGACCTTCACGGTCGACGGCCCTTCGGGGAAGACCCGGTCCTTGAGGACCAGAAGGCCGGCGACGGGATCGAAGAAGCACTGAGCCGAGAAAGTCGACGGCGACGTCGGGACCGTGATCGCCTCCGACGTCGTTTCGTGCGGGTTGATCGTGATCGACGTAATCGAAACGATCGGCGCGTTCCGCAGGTACAGGTGCGCCGAACCCATGCCGTCGCGGTATTCGGTGATCGGGTCGTTCGCGACATAGACCAGGCGGTCGCGCCCCGTCAGCTTGACCATATGGCCGGCCACCGCGTTCAGGTGGATCTTCAGGCCGTCCTGGTCGTCCAGCGGCGACCCCTGGTCCTGCAGGTAGGCCAGCGCTTCGTCGACCGTCAGGAAGGACTGCCCGGAAAGGGTCACGGCTCCCATATCAAACCCCGCGTCCGTTCGGCGTGATTCGAAGCATGATCGTTTCGGTCACAAGCGTTCCGCCGTTGATCGGCAGCGCTTCGGCGTGGAAAAGCAGGCTGCGCGGCGCCGTCCCCGCCAGGTCTGAAGTAAGCTGGACCTTGATCTTGCCGTCTGTCCCGTTGGTGTAGAACGCCGCGGCGACGTCCGTCGCGACCGCCGCGCCGGCCAGCGTCTTCGCGCAGTAGCGGACCGTCGTCGCGGCGCTGAGATTGACGGCCGCGCCGTTGTTCTTCACTGTGAGAACCAGGAAGGCGCCTGTCGACCCCTTCGGGATCTCGACAACCCGGAAGGCCGATCCGTTTCCCATCGTCACGGCATGATCCCTTCGACGTCGACGTTGATCTCTGCGGCGGCTTCGACGGTGACGGCGATCTCGCCGCCGTCGGGGTTTATCGCTTCGACTTCTGCCGCGATTTCGACGGCGCCTTCGACCGCTCCGCCATCGATGTAGATTTCCGCCGGCGCCGGCGCGTCGCCAGTTGTCACGATCCGGACTTCAAAGACGCGAACTTGGATTAGCGCCATTCCGGACCCCTACGATTGCGGGAACGGCGGGTCGCCGCCGACGTCGTTCAGGAATTGGACGGCGACTTCAAATCCGGTCGCCGGGTTGACCCCGGCAATCGCCGCAATATTGGCCGTCTTCGCCGTCAGGACAGTTCCCAGGTCCGCCGTCAAGTAACTGCCGACCATCGTCCAGGCCGCGACCGAAGTCGGCCGAAACCAGACCACCGCGCGATCGGCGGCCGTCCAGCCGAACCGGGCAAGGTCCAGTTCCAGGACGACCGCAGATCGGTTATCCGGGAACGTGTCGGCCGGGAATCCGCTCAAAACCTGCGCGCCATACTGGCCGACGTTTTCGGCGATGACGCGCGAATAAGTCGCGGCGTTCACGTCGAAAGCGTTCGCGGCGTCCAGGACATAACCGCCGCCGGTCGTGTCCTGGTTCGTGATCGTCGGCCGCAGCGTTTCGACGGTTGGCATTTCCCCTGCCTTGAGAACGGGAGCGCGCGCCGAATCATCCCCGAAGCGCCGGACGAAGTCGGTTCAGACCCGGCGCGCGCATCAAGTCAACCTGCCGGCTAGCCGACCGCCGGCGCGGCCTTCACCAGCGATTCGACCGGGATCTCCTGGACCTTCGTCGTCCAGGCCGGGCGGCCGTGCTGGTCCTGTCCCATGAACGGGATCCGGCGCTTGAACGGCTTGAACCTGGCCTGGTTCGTTTCGATCAGATCGGGGAAGTCCGCCTGGATCCGCGCGACTTCGTCATCGCGCAGCCGAACGACTTCCAGTTCGCCGACGGCGTAGCCTTCGACGATGTTCGGCGCGTCCTTCACGGTGGACGGTTGCGCCATGCGATTGTAGTTCCCGCGGAACTGGACCAGGGTCCGCCCGAGCGCGCGCGCGCGGGCGCCGATCGGATCCGCTCCGACCGCGGCCATCTGCGCGTTCAGAAGGGACTGGATCGTAGCGGCCTGCTCCTGGACGATCAGTTCCAGTTCGGAAATGCGGTCCGCCAGGCCAGCGGGTTCGCCGGCGCTGCCGGCGCTGTCGTTCGGTTCGCGATCTTTTCCGACTGCCATTTGTCCGGCTCCTTTTCATGGGCGGCGGCCCGAAGACCGCCGCCCCGTCAGTCCTGCGGCGAAGCGCGCCGCGCGCCGTCGGCGTTTAGGCGCCGGCGATGTTGTAGAGAACGCCGCAGCCGGCGACGGTCGTCGACGGGAACAGCGGCTGGAAGTCGCCGCGCCAGAAGGCCACCAGTTCGTTCGAATCGCTGGCGATATGGTACTGCTGCGCCAGCGTGATCCGGCGACGATTGCCCAGGATGAAAGCGTTCTTGTTGGCGACGACGGCCAGCGTCCGGTTCGTGGTCGTTCCGTCGATGACGCCGGTCGCGTTCGCGTTCTGCGGGATCCGCCGCGACACCATGACCGGACAGCCGTCGACCATCGCCAGCGCGCCGGACTGGATCGTCGCCAGGCTCCCGAAGTTCGCGATCGTCAGGACGTTGGAGTCGTCCAACAGCTTGACGTACCCGAACATTCCCATGATGTAGGCCAGCGTCGACGGGTCCAGGCCGTACTCGCCCATCGCGGCGCGGATCCCGCGCATTCCGACGACGGTCGGTTTCACGTTGCCCATGTCCGCGCGGTTCGACGGCGTCGGCGTGAAGGCGATAGCCGTTTTCCGCAGGCCGTCCCAACAGTAACGCGCATCGGTCGCGGCCGGCGGGTTCGTCTTCCCGTAGTGCGTGCCGCCGGTGTCCAATCCGGTCGTGTGGCCGTTGACGATCGCGTCTTCGATCGCTTCGCCGATGTTGCGAACGTGCTTGTTCTGCAGCATGGGAAGGATCGCGATCAGCAGGTCTTCGGACGCCTCCGCGGCGAGCCAGTAGCGCGACCGCAGCTTTTCGGCCGACAGGACGGTCTTCGAAGCGATCGCGCCGCTGTTCTGGAACGTCGTGTCGTCGAAAGACGACATCGAAGCGTTCGTGGTCGTTTCCGTGCGGCGGGTCGCCTCGTGGTCCGTCATGTCCAGCGGGAGTTCCATCGTCCCGGTGGTCATCGCGACTTCCTGGAACATCTGCAGGAGCGGCAGACCGATCTTGATCCGCTCGTACAGGTTCGCGGAATACTGGGTCGGAACCCAATTCGCGACTTCGGTCGTCCGGTCGATCAGGTCGCCAGCGGCCTTCGCGAACTGGCCGGCGATCTGCGAGTAGCGCGCCCAGGTCTTCGTCGACTTCACGCCGCCGGCGGCCTGGTAGTTCGCAAGCTGCTGCGAATCCATCTGCGCGCGCAGCATGGCGTCGATCTGATAGCAGTCGTCCGCGGCCTTCTGCAGCCGCAGGATCGCAGCGTGCTTCGGAGCGTGGAAACGCGCCGAATCGTCGCTGTCGCCGGCCTGGAAGACGCCTTCGACCAGGTGTTTCATGGACGGCCGCGTGCCGGCCTTCACTTCGACAGCGTCGTCGTCGCCGTTGAAGGACTTGAACCCGGCCTGGAACGACTCCAGCGCGTCGCGGAGTTCGCCGTTCGACTGGCCGAACGACGCGGCGAAGACGTTCTGGTCGACCTTGCGGACCAGGTCGTCCATACGGGACGAAAAGTCGTCGACCGCCTGCAGCGCCTTCTGCAGATCGTCGGCGCGCTTTTCGATCGCCAGGCCGGTCGCTTCCTTGTCCGCGGCCATCTGCCCGCGGAGCGCCGCGACGTCGGTCTTCAGACCTTCGAAGGCGGCCTTGATTTCCCCTTCGGGGATGACGTTCAGGACGGGATCCATTTCGTTCCTAACCTTTCGACAGTGGAACCACGTTCAGCTTCCGGGCCGGCGCCGCGTCCTGGTCCAGCTTGACCAGGTTCAGCTTCGGCCGGCCTTCTTCGTCCGGCTTCTGCGCGGACTCCGCGGCCGACTCCCGTAGGGCGGCCGCCGCGTCGTCCGCGGCTTTCGTGAAGATCGCCCGCAGGCGGTCGGCCGTCAGGCCGTCGACCTTTTCGGGGATCGCTTCCAGCGCCGCCGGCAGGCCGCCAGCGTCTTCGAAGATCGCGTCCGCGACGTCCTGGCCGTAGAAATGCGCCAGCGCCTTCGCGGCGCCTTCGACTTCCAGGATCGACTGCGGCGACATCGCCATCGTTACCAGGCTGATCTCCGACAGGATCAGCGACTTGACCTTGCGGAACTTCCGCGGTTCGTTCCCGCGCCGCGGATCCGGCGCCGTAACGTATTCGGTCTTCGTCGGCCGCCAGCCGATCGACATCAGCTTCAGCCGGCCGCGGCGGACCTGCATTCGCGCGAAGTGGATCACCTTCGCCAGTTCGTGATCGGGGATCCAGCCGGTTTCCGGGTCGATCGGCGAGTCGACGAACCCCTTCACAAGCAGGCCGCCATCCTTGATCCCGAACAGCGAGCGCGTCCCCGATGCAACCACCTGCGCGTCGACGACTTCGCCGACCTGCGAATAGGGGTTGTGCATGAAAAACAGTTGCCGGCCGAACTTGAGATATTCGGTCAGCGTCGCTTTGCTGAACGCCTCCGGTTCGACAATGTCGTCGCCAAGATCCGGACTTCCGGTGTTCGCGAAGCCCTGGAACGTGACCGGCTTCAGGAGCGAGTCGCCGCTGGTCGTGTCTTCCTTGAATTCCAGCCGGGCGAACAGCGCGCCGCCCTTGTAATTCGATTCGGCCGCCGCGGCGTTCAGCGCTGCGCGGTCCATCGGCGCGATGGAACGGTTCGCCGTCATCAGATCGCCCCCCGGTTATCGTCGGCGTTCGGCTTCCGGATCTCGTTCCGAAGTCCGCAGCGACAGTTGATCGTGTTCCCCGCGGACGCCCCGTTCCAGGAGTCGCCCGGATATTCCATCCGTTCGCCGCTAACGACGAAGATTTCGCGACCCGGAACGATCACCAGGCCGTTCGCCTTCCTGTGATCGAAGGACGACGTCGGCGGCGTGCGAACGGCTTCGTCGCCCATCGTGATCCAGGTCGAAATGACGTCGTTCCCCGCTTTGACCGCGGCGATCGCGACGTCCTGTCCCGCGCAGTTCAGCGCCGGGTTGATCTCTGTCCTGGCGACGGTGGCCGCGTTGTTCCGCATCCCGTCGAAGAAGCGGGACGTCCTGGAATTGAGTTCGGCCGTCGTTTCGCCGGCGGCCAGACCTTCGGCCAGGTCGCCGCGCAGCTTCAGCCAGTCCTTCCCCATCATGTCGCGGACCCGCTGCTCCTGCGACTGCAGGCGAAGGAGCGCCCGAACCGGCTTGACGTCGAAAACGCCGACCATGCCGGCGCCCGTCATCCTGACAAGTTCGGCGCCGACGGCCCGGTCGATCGCCGCCTTCACGCTATCGGAGGTTGCGCGGACGAAAGCCGTCCGCCCGTCGAACAGGAAGATTCGTTCGATCTTCGTAATCAGTTCGGCGTCGACGGTCGACCTGGTCGCTGTCGTGGACCGGACTTCGGACTGCAGGTCGCGCAGGACCGACAGGATCGCGCGTTCCGTCTGCGCGTCGGAGAGGTTCCGCATCCGTTCGAAGTCGTCCATGCGCGGCGCTGCCTTGAATTCCACGACCGAAAACTTCTTTGGACCGCCGGTCGGCGCCGCTCCTGTCCTGGTCGCCATAGCGGACAGCGGAACGCCGTTGAACGCGAGCAGGTCCGCTTCGTCCTGGTCCGAAGGAGCCAGGGACAGGACCGCCTGGCGCGCTTCGTTCGGCGTCATCAACCCGTTGGCGACCGACTTCGTCGCGACGTCGACGCGCTCCGTCTGCGACGTCTGTAGCGCCGGAACGTCGCGAGCGTCGAAGCGAACCCGCAGGTCCGGATCGAACTTCATTAGTCCCGTTGCGCTGAAAACCGACTCGATCCGCTGTCCCCATCGGCCCAGGATCGTGTCTTCGTAGGCCATGCGCCGGACGGTTTCCGCGGTTGCCTTGTTCGCGAACTTGTCGGTCAGCAATTCCGGTTTCAGGCCGAACAGCGCGATGATCTCGTCGCGGTTCGTCGCGACTTGCTCCGGGAGCATGATATCCTTCTGAAGAATCGTCGTCGGGTTGAACTTCAGGCCGCCCCAAAGTACCGCGATCTTCGCCGCCTTCGACGCGCCGGCATACTGCGCTTCGAACGACGACCGGATGTTCTTCGCGTCT